GAATTTATGGAGCATGTGCGGGTCGGCAAGGCTATGCACGTTGGAGATCAGGTTGGCGTAGTTGTCCACTCTCTTCCTATCACTAAAGAAATTGGTGATGCTCTTGGTATCCAGTCTGACCGTGAAGGGTGGGTTGTCGCTTACAAAGTATTCGATGATACCGTCTGGGATATGGTCAAATCTGGTGAACTCGCTGCGTTCTCTATAGGTGGACGTGCTATTAAGGAGGAAATCTAACTTGCCTAATCTCCTGAAAAACTTGCACCTTGAAGAACTTTCCCTTGTGGATCGTCCAGCCAATGCACAAGCAATGGTTTCACTCTTCAAGCGTGACAATTCCGAAGAGGAAATTACGAAAATGAATGAAGAAATGGAAGCCAAAGTAAAGGCGTACATGGATGACAAAGGCTGTGGACGTGGCGAAGCTATGAAAGCTCTCGGCTACGACATGGAAAAAGCTGATGAAGCCGTAACCGAAGAAGTCGCTGAGAAAGCTGCTCCTGAAGTTGAAGCTGTAGAAGCTCCTGAAGTTGACGTTGAAGCACTTAAGGCTGACTTTGATCGTCTTTCTGCTGAGAACCAACATCTCCGCAAAGGTTTGATTGACAATGGCTACGTTATCCGTGCCGACTCAATCGAGAAGAAAGCGGAAGAAGAAATGATGGACATCGACGGTGAGATGGTAGCTAAGAGCGACATCCCAGCCCCAGTCCTGAAAGCACTTGAAGCTGCTGCTGTAGCCAAGCGTGAACATGAAATCGAAAAGGCTGACCTTGAGTTGACAAAGAAAGCAGAAGAAGTTCTGCCACACTTTGAAGCTGGTGCAGCTAAGTCTCTCCTGAAGTCATTCTCAGAAGATGATGGAATTATGGTAATGCTCAAAGCTGCTGATGCTGCCTTTGCTGCTTCCATGCAAGAATTTGGTAAGTCCGATGTAGACGGTGAGTTCGCTACCTCTGCTGACAAACTGGATGCTCTCGTAAAGTCCTACATGGACGAAAACCAACTGAAAAAGAGTGAATTTGCTAAGGCTTACGCCGCTGTGGCGAAGACCGAAGAAGGCAAAGCACTCATCACTAAATCCTACAAAGGGGAATAATCATGGCGGTAATGCAGTCTCGTGACAACCGTACTTTCATCGCTGGGGAAGACCTTTCCGCAGCACAATTCAAATTCGTAACTCTGGAAGCCGATGGTCAAGTTGATCTGGCTGACTCTGCTGGTGAGAACGCTATGGGCGTATGTCTCGCTGGTGCTGCAGCTGGTGCTGCTGTAACAGTATGTGTCTCTGGCTCCGTAATGGTAGAAGCTGGTGGTGCTATCACTGCTGGCGACCAAATCCAAACTGGCGCTGACGGTACTGCTCTCTTGGCTGCCACTGGTGATGTTGTACTTGGTTATGCCCGTGAAGATGGCGTAGATGGTCAGATCATCGAAATTGAAATGATCCAAGGCGGCAACGTAGCAGCCTAATCTAGCATTTAAAGGAATAATCTAATGCCACTTTTGACCCCATCACAGGTACATATCGACCAGCCGTTGTCCAACTTGACACTGGCCTATGTACAAGAACAAACTAACTTTGTCGCTGATAAAGTATTCCCAACCGTAGGTGTTGCTCGTCAGTCTGACAAGTATTACACCTATGACCGTGCGAACATGAACCGCTCTGGTGACGTAAAGAAACTTGCGCCACGCACAGAAGTTAACCGCATCGGTATGGCAATCTCCAACGCCGCTTACTACGCTGACGTTTATGGCCTCGGCATGGACTTCGATGAGCAAACTCTTGCTAACGAAGATGCAATGTTGGAAATCCGTTCCGCTGGCGCACAGACATTGACAACACGTTTGTTGATCGACCGTGAAGAGCGTTTCGCTGACACATTCTTCAAGGCTGGCGTCTGGACTACAGACAACACTCCCGGCAACTTGTGGTCTGACTACACTAACTCCACACCAATCTCTGATGTAACCGCTGCTCGACGCACTATGCAGTTGACCTCCGGTGGCTTCAAGCCAAACACAATGGTTGTTGGTAAAGAAGTTCGTGACATCTTGGTTAACCACCCAGACATCCTTGCCCGTTTGAACGGTGGTGCAACTGTATCGAACACAGCTTTGATTACAGATGCTAAACTGGCAGAAATCTTTGAAGTAGAGAACTTCTACGTCATGGAAGCTGTTAAGAACGGTGCTGCTGAAGGTCTGGCAGAAGCCAATGCTTTCATCGGTGGTAAGAACGCTCTGTTGGTACACACACCTCGTGCATCCGGTCTGATGACCCCTGCCGCTGGTTTGACATTCGCATGGAACTCAGTTCCCGGCGTAAACAACCTCGGTGTTACCGTTGAGTCCTTCTCTGACGATGCTCTGAAGCGTCAACAGGTTGCAGAACACATCCAAGTTAAAATGTCCTATGACATGAAAGTCACAGGCGCTGACTTGGGTTACTTCTTCTCCGCTGTAATCGCCTAAGCGACAATACTAAAGGTGTACCCTGAGCTTAACGGCTTGGGGTACAACCCAATATATAACAGAACATAACAGTATTCATATAATGGAGAGTCCCTATGCACCCCACATACTTGGGTTGGCAGGTCGATTGGCCTGTGTTTATCAAGATGCCACTACTGGCAGATAATACGAATTGGAAACGTGGAGATCACTTTAACTGGGCAGAGCGAGGGATAGACCAAGATAAGGTTGCTACCCTGTACGCCTCCGGTTACATTCACCACAATAAAGACCTAGAGGTTCAGACTAAAGTTGGAGATCGACTGTCTGAACTAGCGGGTAAAGAATTAGAGACCTTGGTTAACCTCCTTAATGTTGAGGTAAACAAGCGAACATCCAGCAAATCTGAGTTTGAATCTAAGAAGTGCAAGAAGTCCAAGATTGACGACAAACAACGTGGTTTAATTCGTCGCTTCCTTAATGTTAATCGCTGGATTACAGAGGACTTCTACGAAATACGAGATAAGGTTCTCGCAGACTAATAACAACACCAGTTCGCTGGCACTCAGGAGACGACTTACATGGCATGGTCTTACGATCCTACAGACTTGGACACTACCACGGCCTCTGGTCGTCTCAACACAGTCCGTCTTCTCATTGGAGACACTGACACAGTTGACCAACAGGTACAGAACGAAGAGATCACATTTGCCCTATCTGAGAATGGCAATAACGTCTACTACTCTGGTGCTTGGACTGCTCGTGTTATTTCCGCTAAATACTCCCGACAAGTAACGACACAACTAAGTGGTGCTTTGAGTGCTGACTACTCCGACTTAGCCAGACAGTATAAAGCATTAGCAGATGACCTAGAGTACCAAGGTAAGACCGCAGGTGCTTCGGTGGGTGTCCTAGCTGGTGGTATCACTAAGAGTGGTATAGAAGCTGTACGAGCCAATACTAACCGTATCGAAGGCTCTTTCCGTAGAGATCGTTTTAAGAACCCACCAAGCTATCAAACACCTGAATACGAATAAGGAGTAAGATATGTCATTCCGCTCCTTTGACTTGCTAAACCTAGTTAGAGACTTTGGGGAAACCCTTACTCTACGCAAGGTTACTACAGCAGGAACGTATAACCCCGCTACAGGTACAGTAGACAGTTCTGCCACTACTGACTATAGCGTTCAAGGATACCTCTATAATTATAACGTAGGTGTCATAGGTGGTAACGATGAGGTTGTTAGAGGTAGTCGCAAGTGTATTATCTCAGCCTTAGACTTAGCTGCCATCCCTGACTTTGATGACCTTATTATTGGCAGTGGCGATGCAGTTAAGATCATCTCTGTCATGTCGTTATTTTCCGCTGGTACTGCTATAGGTTACATCTGTGACGTAGAGGAATAGGTTATGAAAGCGTCACTCAAGATTAACTCCTCGTTCTATAAGAAGATGGAGATACTTGATGAGTATGTGGAAGAGTATGTCTCTGACCAACTAATAGAGATAGCTCAGACTGCCGTTAACTTATCTCCCGTTGACACTGGTGCATATGTTACATCCTTCTCTTATTCTGTAGGCGCAGGTCGTCCAAGAGGTAAGTCTTCGGATAATAAACCAAAGGGTCAAAACGCACAGGCCATGAGACAAGAAGGTTTATCCAACCTAATGTCAGACATTAACAAAGTTGACCTAAAGAATACCACAAGAATAACCCTTAGAAATGCCTCACCTCATGCCTCTGACGTAGAGAACGGTGGGCCAACTTGGAGAAGGGCTGGGTATAAAGTTTTTGCACAGATAAGGAATATCCATGGCTAGTATTCAAAATGATATTCGGGCTGCACTAGAGAGCCACTTAGCTGCAACATCAGGTCTCCCATCTATAGCTTACGAGAACGTAGCCTTTGAGCCTACAACAGGTACTAGCTTCCTTAAGGTACAATACCTCCCGACAGTCACTAGACCCGCTGTAAGGGGCTTAAATCCACAGTTGAGATACCAAGGTGTATTCTCTGTAACAGTCTTCGCCCCCGAAGGTCAAGGCCCAGCTACCGCAGACGACTACGCTAACAAAGTGATAGACGCCTTCGCAGCAACCACTGACATCTCGTTCACGAATGGTGATGCAGAAACAATCATAGTGTCTATTGATTACGCTGAACGTCAGCAAGGTATGATAGACAGTCCTTGGTACTTTGTTCCGATCAACATCGGCTGGTACATTTATAAATAACTTCCCACAGGAGAAATCAATATGGCCTTTGCACAGGGTTCACGCTCCAGCCTGTCGTTTATCGTAGAATCTACGTTTGGTACGACACCCGCTGGCAACTTTACTAACCTCCCGTTCAGCACTCACTCTTTGAACCTAACTAAAGACCGTGTAGCTGGTAATGATATTCAAGCTGACCGTATGGCTCGTGTTGATCGTCATGGCAACCGTCAAGTAGGTGGCGACATTGTTGTTGACCTCCGTGATGGGGATTACGACAGCTTCCTTGAATCAGCTATGCTTAACACTTGGGCAACCAATGTGCTTAAAGTTGGAGTTACACC